ACTCATTGCAAAAGGAAAGAGCCAGAACTTGAAAAGAGGTGATACATAAAATGCCAAAACGATATGACAATCCGCAGGATATTTTGAAAATCATGCGGCAGACAGAACTTTTGAAGCAGTCTGCGGAGAGAAGTCCATTCACCGGAATACTGACACTGTTCTGCTATACACTCTGGAAAGACTACAAATACTCACAGACGAAGCTTTATGACTTCTGCGGTAAATTCACCGAGTACAACGAAAAGTACGAGAATGAGCCTTATACGGAGTTACAGAGTAGGCTTAACGATTTTGCAGACTGGACGATTGAGTACAAGGAATTTACCGAAGCTGATTATCCGCATTACAAGTCGGTTGTAGCGCAGAAATGCATCCGGGAACAGGTCAGATGCAACAACCTTATCAATGAGTTGTCCACCAGGTACATCTTATATGGAATGGTAATTCTTATGGAAGATGGCTTCGGAAAGAAGAAGCTGACGAATTTCAAAGATAAGTTTTCTGACCACATGGACAAAGCCGGAGATAAATGTAACGGAAAGGATTTCATGGACTTGTGGAGAGAACTGGTGGAAAACACCGGGATCTATATTGAGAAGCCTATTTTTGAGTAAGGAGTTCTAAATGGCAGAAAAACGAATGTTCAGCGCAAAAATAATTGAGAGTGATGCTTTTTTGGATATTCCTGCTACGGCTCAAATGCTTTATTTCCATATCTGTATGAACGCTGATGATGACGGATTTGTAAACAACCCACGGAAAATCATAAGGATGTGCGGTGCTTCAGAAGATGATTTGAAATCCTTGATAGACAATAGATTCCTTTTATCTTTCGATAGTGGTGTTATGCTTGTAAAACACTGGCGCATTCACAACTACATTCCACCGGATCGTTACAAGCCGTCATGCTATATGGACGAAAAAAGCAAAATAGGTGTGAAACTAAACGGATCATACACTACAGACCCTAAAAAGATGGTTTCCCCAGTAGAGGGAAATCCGAAAAAGAGTTGTTACGACAAAGAAATCAAACTTGATAAGAGGTGATATAAATGCAGATGACAGGATATGAACTGTTGGCGAACTATGAAAAAGCAGAGGACAAGGACAAACAGATTCAGATTCTTGCGGATTTGAACCACATCCCGGTTGACATGGTGCGTTTTGTGATTGACAACAGAGAGAAATTCGATGTTTCAGAGACACCATTGTCCACAGAAGAATTTGCAAAGTGGTGTGAGACGGAACTTGACCGTGTGGATGCTCATATCCATGCACAGGAAATATATTACAGAGAAATTTGCAATGTATACGGAATCACAAGTACATACGGAAAAAGGAGTGTAGTTTCATGAGAGAGGGAACAGGAAACTTTCAGAACGGTGACTTACTCTACATGGCTACACATCCGGTTGCTGATGCTATTAGAATCGGACGCACGAAGCCGTATGACTGCAGTTACCCGGTGATAGCGGAGAGATCAAAGATACGTGCAGAAAGAAGCGAGATCCATGAAGATATATGCCGTGAAGAATGACAAGGACAGCTACCCAAATATTGGGAATGGGCTGTTGGAAGTATCAGACAGCTGGCCGACATTTTTCCGACTGGTGGGGAGCAACCGGCATTACCCGTACAGAGATTTTACTTTTTATGACCGTAACTGAGTTCCGATACCGAAGCAGTTTTTAAGAGTGTGAGAAAGGAGTGGATGCAAGATGAAGTTTATCGTGACTTTATCAGATATGGTTGGAGTGGTATTGATCGCATTGTTGGTTTTGGTATGGATAATCTTTGGAATGATTATCTTGATAAACATTGCTAAAGAAAACATCGAATACAGAATCGACAAATGGAAAAGAGAACGAGAAGCCATGAAGGAATGGGAAAGGATCAATGATGAAAAAAACAGCAGGGATTAGAGGGTACACAGCAGAAGAAGTTGCAGAAAGTAGACGTATAGAACTTGAAAAAGACTATAAAAAATGCTGTGAAAAACAGGAAGATATAAAATTAAGGCAGAGGATAATTGAAACTGCAAAATTAGAACTTGAAGAGTGCAAACATGAACATGAAAAAATGCTATCAGAATATCGCAGAGATAGCGTAGACAGAGTTTTATCGTACATTCGCACAAAGAAAATTAAGGATGCGCATGAATTGGATTTACTTCTGTGCCACTGTCAGAATAAGCTGAACGGTAACATTGATGGTACGGAGTTAAATTTGCACTATGAGGAAAGGAGCAATGATGGAGAGACTGACAGAAAGAACCGCTGATGGAATTTTGGTAAAGGAGAATCACGTTGAAAATGGATTAAGAACATTTTATCAGTGCTTTGAAGAAAAGCCGAATGATAAATATACAAATTGCGATGGAGGATATTGCGCAATAGAGAAGCTGTCCGCCTATGAGGATGCCGAGGAACAGGGATTGCTCATACGGTTGCCGTGCAAGGTTGGAAGTAATATTTACCGCATAACTGATGACGGAGTAGATGTTGCTGTATGTAGAGAAATACGTGTGGCAGATGAAGAAATGTATATCGAATCGGTTACTCTTTGCGACTGGATATCTTTCGATGAAATCGGCAAGACGGTATTCCTCACAGAAGCGGAAGCCGAAGCCGTACCGAGAAAGTGAGAAGAGAATGGCAAATAGGAACACACTGCATAGCAACAAATTGGATGCTTTTCGCAAATGGCTTATCAAAACCGGATGGACGATTGAAGAACCGAAAGGTATATGGGAAGTATTAAGAGCGAAAAAGGCAGGAAGACAGAACCCCTTGATTGTCTATCAAAAAATGAACAAAGAGCATTTAAGCGTGCTGGACAGAGATATTGATGTCATCAAGAGATTTTTGCAAGAAAAGTAGGTGGAAGATGGTGAAATGTAATAATTGCAAGAATTTAGAAACAAAGGATAATGGTTTCGATGCGTATTCATGGTGCGAGAAAATCAACGACTGTCCACATGAGGACATAGAAAGAGACTGCGAGCACTACGTACCTATGATCAACGCAGACCGGATCAGGAGCATGACGGACGAGGAACTGGCAATTGCGCTATTATGTGTCCTGCGGAATTTAAAAAGGAAAGTGAGGAATGAAGATGCAAGATAGATATTTATTCCGTGGCAAGCGGGCAGGCAACGGGGAATGGGTGATATGGGATGCCATCACTGGAATACCGCATGATTTATATATTCAAGTGAAAACCATCTGCCAGTGCACCGGACTGAAAGACAAGAACGGTACTCTGATTTGGGAGAATGATATTGTAAATGGCAGTATTAAGCGTGGAGCGGCATTTTACAGATGTTTGGTTCTGTGGAATGAGTGCAAGGCAAGATTTGATGTGAGAGCTCAGGGCTGCAATTTCCCAATGACACTTGATGAGTGCACAGATGATATTTCTATGAGTGGTTTTGAATATGAGGTTGTCGGTAACAAGTTTGACAATCCGGAACTGTTGGAGGAGTAGCCATGACGGAGAATGAAGCAATCAAAGAACTTGAGACATCTATTGATTTAGCCAAAATGTGTACACAGAATTACGAGAGAAAAAACGAAATCCAAGGTTACGAGATGGCAATCAAGGCACTAGAAGAGGTACAGAAGTACCGCAATCGAGATTGTAAAGGCAGGTGGAGCAGATGCCTAAGACAATGGGAGTAAGTCCTATTACAGATACTATTTATTATGGCAATCTGAAAAATGATAAATGGGTTGGAAAAAAGGAAGACTTTACCAAAATGGCAATCAAGGCTGTGTTTGAGTGGTTTATGCACAAGCACGATCTGAATTGTCCTGATGGAGAGTATCAGATACGTTTTCCAGGAACCCCGTATGTGCTGTCTATGAGAAAAGAGGAAAAGGGCGGTGAAGAAAATGACGCACATTGAGACCTTAATCATGAATCAAGTGAGAGAATCGCTGGTGAAGTTGGAAAAACAGGGAGTAGGTTTTATTGGTGCAGAGTATACCGGAGAGATCCAGTACAATGTTGACGGTAAAGTTATCAGAGTAAGAGTAGCGGAGGCACCGAATGCAGAACATTGATTACACCGCCCTGTACGAGCAGAACGAGGACTTTAAGCGTTACGTTGACAGATACTGCGTAAAGCACCGAATCAGCGTCGCAGAAGCCTTACAGCATTACCTGGTGCAGATGGCAGGG